TTTTTTAATTTTGAACAAACTCGTATATATGTATATATGGTTATAATAATAAGGAGCAATCATAATGGATAAACAGAAGTTAGTAAGATTTATTAACAAGTACTATCTCGGTGGTATTGGTGAATCAGTACTTATTAATAGTTCTGCATCTAATCAAACATTAACTACTAAATTCGTTTCAGGTGATAAAAATTTACTAGGTACAGTTGAAATGAGTAAGTGGGTGTTTGAAGATGCAAATCTTGGTGTTTATAATACAGAACAACTAATGAAATTATTAGGTGTTTTAGAAAATGATATCAGAGTAGATGTCACTAAATCAGAGAGTAAAGCAATCTCAATGAAGATTTCAGATTCGATGTCTTCAGTAAACTATATGTTGAGTGACCCTTCGATAATCAACGAACCACCGGCATTAAAAACTATACCAGACTTTGAGTTAAGTATTAACTTGACCAATAGTGTCATAAATAAATTTATATCTGGTAAGTCAGCTTTAAGTGAAACATCAACTTTCACAGTTGTATCTAATGGTGAAACAACTCAACTAATAATTGGTTACTCTTCAGTAAACACAAACAGAGTTACGATTCCAGTAACAACTACTCAATCAAGTGATATCGATAATGTATCATTCAGTGCAGATTATTTTAGTGCTATCTTAACTGCTAATAAAGAATGTGAAAGTGCTTTACTTCAAGTCAGTTCTGCAGGTCTTGCAAAGATGACTTTCAAAGTAGATGACTACTCTTCAGAGTATTACTTAGTTGCAACACAAGACGTTGATTAATGAAAGAACACACTTTATTCGTAGAAAAATATAGACCTGATACTTTAGACAACTATATAGGAAACGAACATCTAAAATCAAAAGTAGAACACTACTTAGAAACTGGTGACTTACCACATCTATTGTTGTTTGGTAAAGCTGGTACAGGTAAGACAACACTTGCAAAGATTCTTGTTAAGAATATCGAGTGTGATTATTTGTACATAAATGCTTCAGATGAAAACAATGTAGATACAGTTAGAAACAAAGTAAAACAATTTGCTTCTACAGTTGGTTTTAAAGATATGAAAGTGATTATTTTAGATGAGTGTGATTACATTACACCAAACGCTCAAGCAGCTCTTCGTAATCTTATGGAAACATTCTCAAAACATTGTAGGTTTATATTGACTTGTAATTTTGTTGAGAGAATCATTGACCCGATTCAAAGTAGATGTCAATCGTTTCAGATTGTTCCTCCAAGTAGAAATGAAGTTGCTAAACATCTACATAATATCTTGTTACAAGAGAACATTATGGACACACCAGAAGATATCAAGATTTTGGTTGAGATGGGTTATCCAGATATTCGTAGAGTAATCAATTCAGCTCAGCGAAACATTGTGAATGGTAAGATAAAGTTAGATACATCAAGTATTATACAAAATGACTACAAATTAAAGTTGTTAAAGATACTTGAGACACAAAATAAAAAGACAGCTTTCAAAGAAATACGACAGTTGTTAGCTGACAATAAAGTTACAGACTTTGCTGACTTGTTTAGATTACTCTACGATGAAGTTGATACTTGGGGTAAAGGTCACGTGGCGGAATGTATTTTGATTATAGCAAGATACGAACTTTCAGATAGTCAAGTAGTTGATAAAGAAATCAATGCTATTGCTATGTTAATAGAATTATTAGGAGTAATAAAATGAGTATGCATCCAATGAGAAAACCAAAACAACAACAAACACAAGTACAAGTTGATTTAAAACAAGCTGATACAATTAAGTGTAAAGAGTGTGGTAATTATCTATGGATTCAATCGTTTGTACTAAAAAAATTATCAGCTTTAGTATCACCAACAGGTCAAGAAACAATGATACCCGTTCAAGTATTTAGTTGTGGTAACTGTGGTAAAATAGCAGAAGGTATGTTAGATGAAAGTGAAGAAGAAAAAAAACCAGATTTTAAGTTAGATATTTGATGAAAAAAAGAGGTTTGTTTGACCACATAAGAGAAGTAACTGCTATACAAAAAGTAGATTACTTCGATACTTTATCAGTAGATGATAAAAAATCTTGGTCGAATTATATGGTAAATAGATTTTTATCTATGAAGATAGAGTGGGTTGAATTAGTCAACGAACTTCAAAAGTACAAGTTAGAACCGAAAGAGTTATATAAATTGTACATTAATATATTACCAAAAGGTAAACAATGGTTGAAATACACCAAAGGGAGAAACGATATGGATTATCCACAATGGTTAATAAATATAGTTACTAACGATATGGAAGTTAGTAAACAAGAAGCAAAAGAAGCTATTGATATGTACTATCTCACAGAAGGTGGTATGGCTGAACTAGGTCAGTTAGCAAGAAAGTGGGGTATTGAACCCAAGAAGATTGAAAAAGCTGGTCTTAATGTGTTGGGTAGTGTAGGTGGTTATACAGCAGGGAATAAACCAAAAAAAGCTTGACACATATTATAAATTATTCGTATATTCAGTTACATAAATTAGGAGAAATAGATGAGAGGTATTATAAAAGATAGTCCTCATTCAGAATCAAAGGGCTATGACGTTATAGAACAAATGGAAAAAGAGTGGCCAGAAATGACTAAAGAGTTTAAAGAAATTCAACGACAACAATATGAGTTATTTCTACATAAACAACACGATTACGGTCCAGGTAATATTTCAGTAGGTACACAATTACAAACACCAGAAGAAATCAAATTATCATTAACAGGTCTATGGTTTCGTATGAATGATAAGTTACAACGAATGAAAACATTATTGATGAATAACAGAGAGTCTGCAGTAAAAGATGAACCGCTCGAGGATGCTTATCTTGATGTAAGTAATTATGGTATTATGGCAACGATAGTAAATAGAGGTAAGTGGGGTAAATGATGACAATAATGGATGCACTAAAGATTATGTGTGAACATTTTGATGACGACAATGATTTAGGCAGTTATATTAGAATGTTAACGAATATACCTGAAGGTGAGTTAGATTTAGGTGATTCTAAAATGTCGTTATCAGAACAAGTTTCATTTGATGATTTATTAAAAAACGTAGGATTAGAGTCAAGTGGCAAGAATTAGTTATAGTCAGTTTTCACAATGGGACCAGTGTCCTCATAAGTGGAAACTTATGTATGTTGATAATTTAAGAGATTTTAAAGGTAACATACATACGTTGTTTGGAACAAGTATGCACGAAGTCTTACAAACATATCTTACTGTAATGTATAACGACACAATTAAAATGGCTGACGCTTTACCTCTTGATGAAATGTTATTGAAACGAATGAAAGACAATTATAAAAAAGTTGTTGAGAGTATGAATGGTGAAGAGATAACTTCAAAAGAAGAGATGGAAGAGTTTTACTTTCACGGTCTTGCTATTCTTGAGTGGTTTAAAAAGAAACGTAATATGTATTTTAGTAAGAAGGGTTATGAGTTAGTTGGTATTGAAGTACCGTTGAACGTACCTGTTACAGATGATATCAAGTTTATTGGTTATATGGATGTAGTTCTATACAATACTCAGACAGGTAGATACAAGATTATAGATATAAAAACATCAACAATGGGTTGGAACAAATATCAGAAAGCTGATAAGAAGAAAACTAATCAGTTGTTATTGTATAAACAATTTTATTCATTAGAAAAAGATATCCCTATTGACAAAATAGATGTTGAGTATTTTATCGTTAAGAGAAAGTTGTATGAGAATTTAGATTTCCCACAGAGAAGAGTTCAACTATTTTCACCAGCTAGTGGTAAACCAAGTATAAACAAAGTGATGCGAAGTTTAGAATCATTTGTAGATAATTCATTTGTTGAAGGTAAATACAATAGACAGGGTACGTTTCCAACAAGACCAGACAAAAAGAATTGTAGATATTGTGAATTTAATCAAACTGAACATTGTAAAGATGGAGTTAAATAATGCTACAGAAAATTAAAGTAAGACTTAAATTATCAGATTTCATTAATACTGAATCTGAAGATACTATTATTAATGAGTTAGAAAAAATTAATAATAGTTATAATGTTGCTTGCATGACGTATTTATGGTTTAATGAAGATGAATTTAAGTTAGCTGAATTGAAACCATTTATAGAAAAGTGGGAAAATAAATTATCATTTCAAACAAAGTTAAAAACTGGTAGTGAATTAGATGCTAATGATTGGTTATTTTTTGATATAATACCTTTTGACTTAAAAGTAAGTCGTTCAAGATTTACTTACAAATATGAATTTGTAGAACAGATTGTTTTTGGTTTAA